GGTCTCCAGATTCTTTCCATGCTCACTCGCGACCCGTACGGGATGGTTGCTACCAACGTCCTACCTACAGAGGAACCTAAGGACATCTATGCAGTGGTTGCTAGACAGGCAGAGAGCACCCTTCAAGAAGCTGCTGCCGAGGGGGACGCTATCTCTCAAGCGTGGTTGGACTTCGGGATCAGCCGTAAGACTACTAAGAGATCCGTAATGTGTTACAGTTATGGACTGACCAGCTACAGCAACAGACACTACATCTCTGAGTGGTATGACGACCAGATCCACGGAGAGCAACGTACACGTCCCTTTGATGACGACGAGAAGTACATCGCTATCCACGTTCTAGCTAAAGCCATCTGGAGCGGCATCGAGAAGGTACTGGATAAGCCCAAGGAATGTATGAAGTGGTTCCAAGAGTGCGCTGGTATCCTGACTAAGGCTGGCTTCCCGCTGTCTTGGACAAGTCCCAGTGGCTTCCCTATCCATCAAGAGTATTTCAACTACTCCTCTAAGAACATCAAGACGTGGATCAGTGGCACCATTAGCCACATCAGGTTCCGTGAGAACGATGACACCCTATCATCCAGACGACAGCGTAACGGGGTAAGCCCTAATTTTGTTCACAGTCTGGATGCGGCAGCCCTACACAAAACAATCATCCACGCCAACAAGGAGGAGAGCATTTATGACTTCGCAATGATCCATGACAGCTACGGAACACACGCTACTGGCTGTGAAGCTTTGAGTAAAAGTCTAAGAAAAGTGTTTGTTGATACATTTAGCGTTGACTTGCTCCGAGAGTGGAAACATCAACTAGAGCTTCAGTCGGGGTTGGAACTACCAGAGCCTCCTGAATACGGCACAGCCGACATCAGTAAAATCAAAGATAGCACATATTTCTTCAGCTAGCATTCTCGCTAGTTGAGTCTAAAAACACCAATAACAGGTAATAATAAATAGCATGAGTAAAATAGTAACAACACCAAAAGGTAAAGCAGTATGGCCACGTATCGACACACCCGACACCAAGTTTGATGACGACGGTACATACTCCTGCAAGCTCCACGTAAGCGAAGGCGACTTCAAAGCTTTCCAAGCTATCGTTCAGCCTCAGGTTGACGTGGCATACGAACAAGAGTGCATCCGTCAAGGTAAGGCGAAGATCCGTATGGCTGCGTCGTCTCCCCTCCGTATCACCGAGGAAGGCGACTGTGAGATCTATGCCAAGCAGAAGGCTAAGGTTCACACCAAAACAAAGGGGACTCTTGAGTTCACCATTGCAGCAGTAGACAGCCAAGGAAAGAAGATCGGGATGCCTAAGATCGGCAGCGGTTCTATCCTCAAGATGGCTGTCGAGGTAAACACATGGTTCGTCCCAAGTCAGGGTTTCGGTTACACCCTCCGACTACGTGCCGTCCAAATCCTCGACCTCGTTGAGTACGGTGGTGGAGGTAGTTCGTTCGGCTTTGGTGCCGAGGCTGATGGCTACGTCGGTAGCGGTGAGTCCCTCAACTCTGCATTCGAAGTAGAAGATGAATCGAAAGAAAATACAGACGTCCCGTTCTAGTAAGTTTCGTTCAAAGTTCGAAGAGAATGTGGCCTCAGCTCTTAACACAGCTGGGGTCACCCACTCTTACGAATCAATGAAGCTTAATTACACGCGGGAGTGCAAGTACACTCCCGACTTCGTTTTAGACAACGGAATTATATTGGAGGTAAAAGGCTATTGGATAGCATCAGACCGAACCAAACATCTAAGAGTAAGGGAAGCAAATCCCGACCTCGACATCCGCTTTGTCTTCCAGAGAGCATCCAACACTTTAACCAAGAAGAGCAAGACGACCTACGGGGACTGGTGCGACAAACACGGGTTCCTATGGTGCGAGAAAAAGCTCCCACACGAATGGACGATTTAGAGGCAATAGCCACACACCAGCCGTGTCCTGACTGTAACAGCAGTGACGCCCTAGCANATAACAAAGACGGTAGCACTAAGTGCTTCGCCTGCGGAACCTTTACCCCGAACCGTAAAGGACACACCACCACACCTATGACCACACCACAAACATCTTCTTCTCCTGCTCCTCGCTTCGTTAGCGGAGAGTTCTCAGCCATCGCTCCACGGGGAATCCACAAGGACACCTGTGTTAAATATGGCTACCAGATCGGACAGGCACATGGGAAGCCTGCTCACATAGCGAACTACCGAAACTTGGAAGGCACACAGGTTGCTCAGAAGTATCGGTTCGCCGACAAGTCCTTCAGCAGCAGCGGCAACGTTGGCTATTTCTTCGGTCAAAACCTATGGCCTAATGGCGGTAAGAAGCTGGTCATCACTGAAGGTGAGATCGACTGCCTCACTGTCAGCCAACTCCAAGGTAATAAGTGGCCCTGTGTTTCCCTACCGAATGGCGCACAGTCAGCTCAAGGAGTCTTTAAGAAGCAGCTCGAATGGCTCTCATCGTGGGATGAAGTTATTGTCATGTTCGATGAAGACGAGGCAGGTAGAGCAGCAGCAGAAAGCGTAGCTCATATCCTACCAGCAGGTACGTGCAAGATCGCCCGCCTGAGTATGAAAGACCCTAATGAGATGCTCATGGCTGGCAAAGGGGAAGATGTCATACGTGCGTTCTGGGATGCTAAAGTCTGGAGACCTGACGACATCGTGGATGGCTCCGAGCTTTACGAGCGTCTCACGGTTCCTAAAGAAAACGACAACGTACCGTATCCCTACTATGGACTAAATGCACTGACACATGGCTTCCGAAAGGGGGAGATCGTTACGTTCTGTGCTGGGTCTGGTATCGGTAAGAGTGCTGTATGTAAAGAGATCGCCCTTCACATCCTCAAGACCACTGATCGCAATCTTGGGTACATCGCACTGGAGGAATCCATCGAGCGCACAGCCAACGGTATCATCGGTCTGGAGATGGATCGTCCCCTTCACCTTGAGCCTTTTACTCCTGATGAGAAGTACAACAAGGCGTACAAGGATACTGTCGGCTCTGGTCGGTTCTTCCTGTATGACCATTGGGGTTCTTTGGAGTCCGATAACTTGCTAGGTCACATTCGCTACATGGCTAAAGCTATGGATGTGGACTACGTTGTTCTCGATCACCTGTCTATTATCGTATCGGGACAGGGAGATGGTGACGAACGTCGTATGATCGACAACACCATGACTAAGCTCCGAGCGTTGGTGGAAGAGACCAATCTAGGGCTGATCCTAGTCAGTCACCTCAAGCGTCCTGAAGGTAAAGGACACGAGGATGGTGCTGCTACCTCCCTAGCACAGCTCCGAGGTTCCGCTGCGATCGCCCAGCTGAGTGATATGTGTATCGGTTTGGAACGTAACCAACAGGATGCGGAGAATAAGAATCGTACAACGCTCCGTGTGTTAAAGAACCGTTTCAGTGGGGAGACAGGGGTAGCTTGTCACCTTCTGTACGATAAGGAAACAGGAAGGCTCTCGGAGGATACGAATCCTTTGTGTGATGAAGACATCGACGGCACGAACGCCTTTTAGATGTTGACGCCCTTTAACTCCTACACCTTAATTCGGAACCCACACATATGAATATAGCATACTTCGACATCGAGACCAACGGCATCACCGACTGGTCAACACTCTCTGACCTTAAAGACCTCCACTCTATGGTAGTGATCGACCCGTCTGGCACCTACTGCTACACGGCTGATAACTACCGAGATGGTCTGGATAGGTTATCCAACAACGACGCTATCGTAGGTCACAACTCCATAGGCTTTGATGCCGTGGCTCTCTTCAAACTCTTCGGTTTCACGCATCCAAACGTATTGGACACAGCCGTTATCGGTCGTCTGATGTACCCTGATGTTCGTGAAGACGACTTCAAGTTCCGCAAGGAGACTCTCCCTAAAGAACTCATCGGTTCCCACAGTCTCAAGGCTTGGGGGTATCGTATCGGTAACAACAAGTCCGACCACGGGGAGACTGAAGATTGGTCGAAGTGGTCAAAGGAGATGGAGGACTACTGCGTACAAGACGTAGAGGTAACCAAATCTCTGTATGAATACTTCCTCAAGAAAGGACTAGGGAAACTCAAACAAGCTTCGGAACTAGAGCACGCATTCGCTAAGGCTATGCGTGTTCAAGAACTCAACGGTTTCCCTTTCGACGTTAAGGCTGCCGAGGAACTGACCAAGACCCTCATGACTCGTCGAGCTGCTCTGAACATAGAACTTCAAGAGCTTTTCGAGCCAGCCGAAGAGACCACCAAAAGTAACTGGTGGCTCGCTCCTGATGGCACTAAATCTCGTACCAAGAAAGCTCTGGTCGAGAAGGGGTTCAAGCCAAAGGAGATCACAAAGGGTGACGCTGTTATTAAGCTCATCCCGTTCAACCCCAATAGTCGTGACCAGATAGCTGAACGACTAATGGCTAATGGCTGGAAGCCTGCCTCCTACGAAGGTAAACGCCCAGCAATTAACGAGGGGGTACTCAAGGACATCGGCACACCTCAAGCCGAGAAGCTCTTAGAGTACCTCCTCGTCACCAAGCGGCTCGGTCAAGTGGCTGAAGGTAAGCAGGCGTGGTTGAAGCTTGAACGTGGTGGAAAGATCCACGGCTCTGTGAATACCAACGGGGCTGTCTCAGGTCGTTGTACTCATCGGAATCCTAATGTAGCTCAGGTTCCTTCTACGCGTGCTCCCTATGGTGCCGAGTGTCGCTCTTGCTTCACTGCTCCAGAGGGCAAGGTGTTAGTCGGTGCTGATGCTAGTGGCTTGGAGTTGAGATGTCTTGCTCACTACCTCGCTTTGTTTGGTGATAAGGAATACGCCGTCACCGTCACCACAGGCGATATTCATACAGCTAA